TCACTCGGCGAAGCGGCTCGTATCATTATTCAGCATGTAGATAAACGAATCGACGGTTTCGCCGCCGGCGGTGGTGACGCTGACCACCACTCGTTCATAACCCTCACCTTCAAACGCATCGAGAGTCGGCCAGTGGTTGACGAGGTTAGCTGAACGGAACAGAAACCCGTTCACCCGATTGCCACTGTTATCCAGCACGATGCCCGGGTAGCCCATCTCGGCGCCCCAGCCTTCGTTAAGCAGCGAGCCGCCGACGCTGCCTTCTTCCCAGCTGCCGCCGATGGCTTCCATAATGTGCGCGTTGGGCCTGCCCGGCCCCAGGGTGCCGTAAACGAATAAGCTTTGCATTTTTCTCTCTACTACTCACTGAAAGTTAACGCATGAACATAGCATGACGTTCAGCGGCGAGCCAACGGGAGTACGGGTAGCGCAGTCGAGTTTTCAAGGGAACAAGTAGGGGGAAGAAAATCAAGGGAGTAATGGCACGCCCTATAGGATTCGAACCTATGACCTACGGCTTAGAAGTTCCTAGAATCACCATTTAACACAGTGACTTACCGCATCAAACCGCGCTCACACGTCCCAAGATGCAAAAAGATGGAAAACCATATCAACAGATGTGAAAACATCCATGTCCCAATTCTGTCCCAGAAGACTTCCGCCAGCAGTAGCCAAACTGCTAACGGAAGTTAATCTGATCATCAATACAAAATGGTTCCGTCGCTATCAGATGTAGGCGGAGTTCCTTTCTTGTATCTCTTATTACCCGTTCCTGATACCCATTCGTAGGTCTGCTGAGCACCGCCATCTATCTTGATCGGATGCTGCCAGTTTGCGCTGAACGTTATCGTCCCATTTGCCTCCAGAGCAACGCCATTGACGTTGTTAGGGTTGGTTATGGTTATTCGTTTTGTTGCAACATCCAACTTAATAGATGCATTGGCTAAAGCAGTCCCCGCCCTTATTTCTGTTACCCCTGAACTACCCCAAAGCAAAACATCAGCACTACTTGCACCAGCCGTCAGATAAGCAGGCATCGGGCCATTGTTAAACGCATGCGTCTTACTTGCTGCACCTGAAACTGAACCCCAGCGCACGGCTGCATCTTGATCTTGGACTATCTGCTGGCCATTCATTCGAATGGTGCTGTTTACGCCGCCAACACTGACAATGTTAATGCTGCCAAATTGATAATTTGATGGAAAATCTGTCGCCCTGGCAGAGTTTGTAAATGCCTCTTCGGTCAGGAAGAAGTTTGTTTTCCGTCGGTCGGCCAAATCTATGGTGACAGAGTAAATTTCCGCCTGATCTACGTTTGAGCCCATGTTTGAGGATAGGCAAACGATGATCTTGGTTCCTCTAACACACACATCCTGTACACCTGTACCTGACGGGCCAGCATCGCTGTACATAGCAGGAACAGCTGCAATCGGAACCTCGGTAAAGTTTTCCCACAGCATGTTTACCGCGTCATTATCAGTCCCTACCCGCATAGTTAGCATTGGGCTATCTGTCAGCCCATTGGTGCTATTGCCGTTACGGTAGCGTCCACAGTAGAAGATGTACGTATTACCCTGATAGCTAATCAGTGATACCGGCGATTGGTTAGGAACCCCGTCTACTTCTCGCGTTGTGAACGTCTGGCAATTGTCATCGCTGTACCACATCACAGCTTTTCGAACTGAGTTATTCTGAGTGCGCAAGAAACCAACTGCGCGAGAGCCATATACACGGATCGTTGGTTCAACGAGCATCGGAGTTCCGCCGATGTTCTCTTTCGAGAAAATGATATTTCTAGTCACTACCAGGGTGACTGGGTCGATCGTGGCAATGCCCACTTCGGAATCATACATGTGATAGCCGAAAGCCAACTGGCCGTTAGGGAGAACGGCAAAGGAGTGCATCAAAACAGGTGCCCAGCCGTTAGAATCGTATAACGGAACTGGGTCTAAAACTGGAGTGTATACCGAACCATTGTTGACGCTCTTATACAGTACGCATTTGGATTGCGACTCATCAGATACACGGCGGAATCGAGCTGCGCACCAAATATTAGTGCCGTCTGAACCAGCACCCCAAGCAGACACGCCTTGCGGCCACGTTGTCAGATCTGTAGTAGATGCCGAGATTCTCGGCGCTAAACGCGTCCATGTAACGCCGTCCTGTGAAATCTGCTGGTAAACACTTAGCGGCGCGCTACTGTGAGATGCGCCCACGTTGAACAGGCAATATGCCTGGTTATTGTGGCTAAATACCTTCCCCTGCGGCCACGCCGAGTACATCCCGTTGCTGGTCGTTTGCGAGATCTTCACGCTTGAAATTGTATCGAGAATAGCCGCTACCGTGGTCTTTTTGTATCCAACCATAGCCGCGCCCTTGAATGGGTCGCTTTTGTTTGCCAGGTCGATGGCCAGTTCCGTGCCACTGCCAGTTTGAGGAAGGACGCCAATGGGATTACCAAGGCTGTCAAACCCAAGAACCTTATTGGCTCTCGACGCCGCCGGTGGCAACACTGGGATGAATGGCTCTGGAACTCGCAGCGTTCTGCCGAATATAGAGTTATCTCCGCTGCTACCTTCGGTGTATCTCGTCGCATCTGGAATGTAAAATTGTTGCACGCCGAAGGTGTCATAAACGGCGATCGCATGGCGCTCTGTTACAACAAACTTGGCGATCTGATCATTGTTTACCAGGAATCCGCCAGCATTCAGCTTTAACGGCTGAGCAGCTGGGACAAACGAGCCGTCTTCGTTTTCCAGGAACACGGGGATCTGGTTTTCTGGGATGGTCGGATCGGTGTCAACCTTCCCCAGATACACTTTACCGTTTGCAACCGCAGCAAACTTTCGAGCTGCAGTAAATGGGGTATACGGCAGCGCGACTACTGCAGTTGGGATAACGGGATTAGCCATTTATTTTCTCCAGGCGTGAGTAATCCCCACAAGGCAAGGCTTGCGGTAGTTTGGTTGTGTGAGTCTCAGCACCAAAGTGGTACTATTGATGGTCTTGGGCTATACCAATACGATCCCGTTCCGCCCACCGGATAGGGGTTCGCATGGAGAAGTTAGAAAGGCAGTTTCATCTGAGGCTGCCAAAAGAAATACACAGCAAGATAAAGCAGAGAGCAAAATCTAATTGCCGATCGCTAAATGCAGAAATCGTGCTGATAATCGAGAGAGAACTAGCGAAACCAGCCAAGATAAAGGGGTTTCGCGATGATGCAGAACGCTTGGCGCATGAGCACGCCGAGCAGTTCAAAAGGGTTGTGGTCGAAACGTTAACCACGATTTATCGAAAAGACGAATAACCCCCATGCTATTCTTAGTGAAAAACAGGAGGATTACGTGAGCGATCAGCAACAAAATTTAATCTACAAAGATATAAAAAGAGTTTTGAAATGGATTGCTTTTTCAATAATAGCTATTTTTATTCTTTCGTTGGGTTGGCTCACCATTGATGTTGTGAAAAATAATTTCGACAAGCAGTCAAGAGAGGCGGAAATATTTGACAAGGCGATCCCATTTGCATCATCACACACCCCATGGATTTACACTAGAGATGACTTTGGAAAAGAGAGCAAGTTAAGCCTATGGTTTATCGGGGATACTGACCAGCATGCGATCATAAAAGTTGGCGAAGATTACTCAGTATACTCCACAACTACTGACATGCACGGAAGTATAAATTTCCATCATGTTGCTGGAGAAATATGTAGCTATGCATCTGCTTACTTGAATGATGGGATGGTTGCCGGAGTTCAATGTGAAAACAAATCATATTCCGGGGGGCCGTGGAACAAGTTCAGATAAATCATTCATGGCTCCTTAGTACTACTGTTGAGTCGCTTGGTTAGATAACAATGGCCTAACAGCCACTGCCGCCTGGTTTAAAGCTTTTTCATATGCAGGAGTTCCTGCCTTAGTGGCAGCCAGGCGCAATAACATATTGCGCACTGGCTTGCTCTCATAAACCCTGGTCATTAGGCCATAACCCGCTTCTGCGGCCAGCGATGATCCCATCGATGGAAGTGCAGCACCTATCCTGATTGGATTTGCCAGTGACTGCCCTGTTTGCGTAACTACATTAGCCGCGTCTGCGCGAGATGTAGCCCGCAAAACATCGTGAAGAGCATCAAGCTCTTTCATATGCCTTCCGCTGAAAATTGTGCCGTATATTTCGCCGCCAGACTGAGACTTCAGCTTATTAACCTCCGTGATAAATTTCGCCGGAGAATAACCTACCTTCTCAGAAATCTTGCTGATATATGCAGCACGCATAGCGTCTTTGCCCTTCTGGTCAAGAGCTCCCCATATACGCTGAATATCTGACGGCTTGCGACTATAGACAACAGAGTTTATCAGCTCAGGAGTGGCATCCCTGCTGGCCTGGTTCAGGGTGTTGGCAATCCGTTTATTAAGCACCTTATTAAATACATTGGCATAGTCGGAGTTGGCTTTCACGTATGAAACCGCATCCTGCGCACCGAGTGAATTACCAACGGCTTTGCGTAGATCGCGACTCATTGCATTTTCTACCATATTGGTAGCTGCTTTAGCTTGGTTTGGGAAGACCATTGCATCGCCTTGGACGTTTGATCTAAATGCTGTCCGATGCTGCCTTAGTAAGTCAAAATCAACGTTACCGCCTTCTACTTCCCCTCTTAGGTTTTTCAGAGAGTTAAGTAGCCCTTGATTTGCAGAAGTCCCCAGCCTCTCCTGACGAGCAATGGCCGTGTTCAGCGCATTGATGGTATTGGTGGTATCAACTGGAGCGCTACCCATCTTCTGCGTGATGTTATCTATCGCCGAACCTGCAGCATCCTTCCTACTGCGTAGGGTTGAAGTAAGCGAGTTAACAACATCATCAGGGTTATACTCGCCGAATCGGTCAAGGTAGTTCCTGACGAGATTGCTACGGCTGGCATACTGCTGAGCCCTTTGTGACCCAGTTCCGAGCAAAGCGCCCTCTCCGCCCTGGACAAGCCCTTTACCTAACGCCCCCATCTCCCCAACAGGCCTTGCCACATCGGAAGTCATAGGGGTTACCCCCATACTCTCGGCGCTATCGATGATCTGCCTTGCATCCGGAGCAATCTCGCCTCTAACGGCGGTAATTCCTCGGCCAATACCCTTCGCTGCCGCAGACAATAAGCCTTGCGCGCCAAGGTTAACTGCTGCATTGGTAGCAGCATTTTGAGCAAAATCGCCATCTTGGTTTCCTGCTTCTGCTAGCGATCCAAGTGCCATGTTGCCCGCCATCCCCAGCCCAGGTGTTAGATAGCCACCAATAGCCTCACCGGCTTGCGCATATGGGTCTGTAGGACGGTCTACAGGCCGGTAAACATCATCAAGAACCTTAGGCCCTCCTAGCCCTTGGCTGATAGCGTTAATTAGGCTTGCGCCACCCTGCAGAACGTCGAATGGGATATTTACCAAGCCACGCGCCGCTTGCTCTGCATTATCCATCATGGATGGTCCGCGCTGTATTGTCTTGGCATTATTGCGCTTAGGATAACCTACAGGCGGCGTATCTGAGCCATCAAATTGATCGAAGAAATTACTACTAGCTTGCTGTTCTTTGGGTAGGTACTCCTGAGCTTGCTGCTCATGCAAGCTCTCAGCATATGCCGTAGCAGCTTCTGGAGAGCTAAACATCCCAAGATGCTTTCCTGTTCTCATGAAATTATCGATAGCTTCATCATCTGTCATGATTCTGCCATCATCGCTGACAGTGGGGATCAATACCTCTCTTCCATCGATATTTGTAGACATGCTACGCACTGTGCTTATGCTGCCGTCTGGATTATTTACTATTGGCCGATGGTGAATATCGATATTCCCTGGCTCAATCATTCCATTCACATTTTTAGCACTTGTATCGCTATCAAATTGGTCAAAAAAGTTAGCCATATTTGCCCCTTACGGCAGATATCCATACTTTGCTTTAAACTGTTCGGCAAGTTGTGGGTTTGATTTAAGAGCCTGAATAGCAGCGGCTGGAGCCTGAGATTTAGCCTTACCTGACGGCTGTTGTTTGCCACCAACATTTACTTGATATTGCTGGTTGTAGTTGTCCGTATATTCTTGGATATCTCGCAAAGACTGTTGCATAGATGCAGGGCTTGAGTAGTCAACCTGTGGCATGCCCTGGAAGTACATTTTCGCCTCTGCGACGGTATTAATCCCACTCGCCCCCATGTCTCTTGCCGCCGCTACGCCTTGGTTCTGCATGCGCCCCTGAATCCGTCTTGATGCATTATAAAGTTGTCGCTGATCTTTATTCCCTGGAAGCCTGCTCCTTAATTCTGCATCAACAGATGGAGTTCCTGCTCCGCCAGTAACGCCAGTCATGAAGTCAAGCTGACTAGAATCTGCATTAGCGATCGCATCAATATCCTTACGCATCGCGTAGTTTTGCGCGTTTGCTGCAGATGTTGGGGGGGCAGAGATGGAGCTGGCAGGTACTCGAACCATATTACCGTTATCATCCTTGCCTTCATAGAAAGCATTGGCGCCTTGGCCGTGCAACTTCCCTGACACAGTTACGGTTCTGCCATCCGATAACTGGACTGTGTTGTCAGCATCACCACCCGGCCGCCCCCTGACTCGCAGATATGTTTGCTGCTGCTCAGGGGAAAGGCTGTTGAAGTACTGATATTCTCTAACGCTGGCTGGAACTGCGCCGCCGGCGCTGCGCATTGAGTTCTGCGCGCTAATATCCTGACCGCGCATCGTGATGTTCTGACCACGAATCGTATTGGCTTCGCTCGCCTGGTTACTGCGAATGCTTTCATCCAGACGCCCCTGTTCCAGTCTGCGCCCCTGCTGCTTATCTAGCACGTCGAAATACTTATCATGCCCAAGGGAAAATAGAGCCAGATTTCCGGCGAAATCAGAGAAGCCTTTCGGATCTTGCCGCTGCATAGCGGCCACATCTACCGGATTTAAGCCAACTCGCTTCATATCATCCGCATTATCTACGAGATATTTACCGAACGCTGCTTGTCCTTGTGATGATGCCAATTGCGCGCGAGTGGCCAGATTTCCGATGGTGTTACGCTGGTCATCGTCGATGAATCCCATGCCATTGCGCACAGCCTCAAACTGATCAGGGAATTGCACTGCCAGGTCGCGCATTGCATTACGATCACCAGATTTGAAAGCATTGGCATATTGCTGCTGAAACTCCTGCTGGCGTTGCTTTTGTTGCTGCTGGTTGTAGATGTCAGCGACGCCTGCCAGCCCGCGCAGACCAGTAAGAGCAATGTTGTTTGCACCAGAGCGGGCGATGTCATTGTTGTCGCGGATCAGGCCTAGCGTGGTGTTAATGTCGCTGGCTTGCGGTGCGTTAACGTTCTGGCCGCCAATCCCAGCCAAAAATCCACCTGAGTTAATTCCCTGTTGCCAAGTAGCCATGATTTATCCTCAGAACAATGAGCCAAGCAACCCAAGGCCAGCACCAATACCTGCCCCCCACGGCGTGGAAGTTCCAAGCAGACTTGCAATGCCGCCACCCAGAAGTGCACCAGATGCCCCGCCGCTAATTCCCTGCTGGAGAGAGGACGGCCTATTGCCAGCGGCAGCAGCTAAGCCAGCACCCTGCATCGATAGCTGACCGGCATTGTTAGCGAAGTTTGCGCCGGCGTTTGCTTGCCCTTGCAGTGCGCCAAGGCCAATGTTTGCCAGGTTCTGATAGTTATTCATCTGGCCTGAAAGCCAGTTTTGCCCCAGCGTAGGAGCAATTGTCGCCAATCCGTTGCTGGTAGCGGTGCTACCAAGGCCGCCGGTTGCTTCTGCTGACGCCAGTTGCTGATATCGAGCCTGATTTGCGAGGTCTTTATATTGACCTGAGTTGTAATAATCGTTCAGGGCTGATTGCTGGCCGCCCAGAGTGGAGAGATTTTGCAGCTGGCCGATGTATTGCTGCGCCAGCGGAGTGAATGGCGCGAGGTTTCCCATGATGCGCTCAAACTGCTGGTTTTGCAGATCTGCAGCGTATTTCGTTGCATCTGCCGCAGCGCCAGCGCCACCATCCCCGCCACCGCCTCCTTTACCACCTTTTTCAGCGCGCACGGGCTCTTCCCGCAACATGTATTTGCGGTTAAATGTCATTGCAAAATGCATAGCGTGATTCCTATTTGGAGTGCTGTTCCAGGAACTCCGTCAGCTCTTCGCGAGTAGCGGAATAGAAAGTGACGTCATCAACGCCTTTGAAGTATTTCTTGATGGTGCCGACACGCTTGAGGCCGAGCATCGTGCAGTAAATCTGACCGTGTCTGAATTTGCGCGCGGCAAACGAGGTGACGCATTGCACGTTGAAGTTAGCCAGTATGAATCGCCAGAAGGCTAACCCGATTTTTTGGCTGAACCCGCGCACCTCTTTCAGGTACATTGCGTGGCAGTCGAATGTCAGCGGCTGAATTTCGTGAAAGTAGATGATGCCGCCGAACTGGCCATGAACATGCACCTCGAAATAACGATGTCCGGGCTGATAATCGAACCCGTCACCGTTATTACTACCGGCGATGATGTCGGGATGGTTTCCCACGGCCTCAATCACGTCGATGTTTCGCGTTGGTTTGAATTCAATCATCAGTTAATCAACCCATGTGCTCTCAGGTCATCTTCAAGCGCTTTTATACGCTGGCGAGCCTGAGTGAGTGAGTCTGCGATTTGCTGGATTTGCAGGACGTTCAAAACGCCTATCGTCCATGCCTGGTTGGCGTCGAATGTACCGCGATAAGCCGTGCCGGTTGCCGTCGTCCATCCTGTTCGCTGCGCGCCGACAACCTGAATACCTGCCACTTTGTAAGAAACTGCGTTCACACTTCCGCCGACTTGCAACTTATCAGTGGTTGGTGTTGCGACGTTGCCTACGAGGAACGAACCGCCGGACGCTTGCACTGACTGGCTGGTTGAGACGGCTTTGGAAACATAGTTGGTTTCAATAGTCGAAACCTTGCCCTGCAGAGTAGTTATATTCCCCTCTGCAGTCGTAACTCGGGTGGTAAGTGATGCAACATTGGTCTGCAGTGATGTGATGTTGTTCTCTGCTGTCACCATGCGAACGGTTAGGCCGGAGATGTTTGTCGTGTTCTGCGTTATTCTCGTTTCATGATCGGCAAGCTCGGCTTCGTTCGCCGTTATCCTTGACTCATGGTTTACAAGAGTTGCCTCAGCGGCCGCAATGCGAATTTCATGATTGACGAGTTTCGCTTCTGCTGCAGTGATTCGCTGTTCATGGTCAACCAGCTTCTCCTCTGCAGCAGTAATGCGAACTTCGTGATCTTCCAGCATCGCATCCTGCTCATCATTCTTTTTCTGGGCATCATAAGCTCCCTGCCCAGCCTCATTGGCCTTATTGGCAACAAGGCCGAAGTCCATGCCCTGCTGAATTACATATAGCAGGTAGGGTTGAGAGAATATGTTGCGTGGAAGTAGAGTTGCGTCGATGCGTGTAGCCTGGATGACTACCGGGTTTTTTAGGTTCTCGTCAGCCATTATTCCAGCCTTATCGAGCATCCGCTCAGTGTTACAGGTGATTTGGTCACAACCCTAATCTTGAAGCCGATATTCTTTCTGATGCGTCCGATTCTTCGCCAGATGACTCGCTTGTCGTAGATGAATGGGGCATTGCTGCCAACCATTTGCTCTCTGCCGTAATTTATCCCGTCGGCAGTCGCGGATATGAATAACCTCTCCGCGACTTGAGAAACGCCAGTTGACGCTTCCAGCTCAAAATCAAAAACTCTCGCGCCATCAGACTTAAACATGGGGGTGTAAAGCAAGTGCTCTGCTTGTGAACCATATTGCGATGAGGCGTCAAAAATAAGCCTCCCAGTTATTGCAGATATTTTGTCACCAACAGTTATCTCGTTACCTTCGAACATATAATCGATGGAACGATGAACCATGTCAGACAGCCCTGTCTTTAGGATGCACCACTGAGCCCCATTCTGTGCGGCCGCTGCGTCATAGCACATAACGTGCCTTGGGAGATGGACGATTAAAAGCTCATGGCCATCGAATCTGGTTGCCTCTAGCACGCCCGTTGAAAGCTCGTCTGCTGTGTATCCGCGCAAAACCTTCTCAACGGTAGCTGACGCTATTGGAGATGCCTGGCCGTTACTAACCATGTAAATTGATGGCGCTCCGGTAGCCTGGCTACTGATGAATGCAAATGAATCGCCAAACTCAGTCTTGCAATATGTCCCGGCGATCCCCTTGTTAACCATGAGTGAAGGCTGAGCAATGTAGATTGCTGCCGTTGTCTCGGCCGAGCCGGTAAGGGAAAAGAACTCGATGGTTGATGAGCCGAACATAACGACAAAGTCACGCCAGACCCCGCACCCTATGATTCCATCAGGCTGGCTTTCAGCGGTGTAAAATGGCCTAAATCTGTCTGGGTGCGATTCGTCCTCGAGATCGGTAACGCCAAATGTCTGCGTCCCATCCTTAACCCAGATATATCGACCTCGCGCCCGGCATGCATCACGAACGCTGCCGATATCGTATTGTGGGTATTTTGTGACTATCTCACCAATTTCCTGAGTTACAACAAACTCACTTGCGTTTGTCCCTGTTACACCAGATGGAATATTGAGTGTGTATTCAATAGTGACATCTGTCCCTGCATTCGGTACGCCAGTAACCTTTAGATTGGTGATATATGGCGCGGTAGTTGATACAGGCTGAGACTGGTCTGCTGACCACATATCCTCGGTGATTTGCATCAGAGTTCCCGAGATGCCGGTAGAGGTCTTTGGTGTAACTTTTATCAGGAATGTCCCAACTGCGTTTTCTGCAGTGACGCTAAATTTGTTATTTGCCGCTGTTCCGCTTGTTGATACCCAGTCTTTAACGGGGTTGCTTTTAGGTGGAGTAATAACCTCTTCAGGCCAATTCTGAAGCGTTTTAACTGTTCCGTCATAGCGATACATGGTTAATACGCCATTCGCCGCTACAGCCTGGCTTGCGGAGCTATGAGCCATGCTAACCCGTGAGCTACCAGTTACATTCCCTACTTCTACGCCAGCTTTGTAAAGACGCTCACCAGCGACTCGATAAACGCTGCTGTTGACCGTATTGAATTCGGCTCCGCGAGATACTCCAGCAACGTCTGAGCGCTTTTCTAAGCCGGGGAAAGATCTAAGGTATCCAGATGCATTCAAAACTTCTTTCGGCGTCGCCAGCATGTTCACAGGCAGTAAATCGACGTAATCAGCATTGCGGTAGTCTTTGCCAAGGCCTTTGGCTAATGGAAGCTGTTGGATTGGCATGAGTCACCTACTAATTGGGAATGTCGCCGTCAATCGGCGGAAGATCGCCAGGGTAATACCTGTCGATGGTAAACACGTCGTATTTATTGCCCTGCCCAAGCGGGAAATCCCCACGACGACGCATTGATGGAACAACAAGCGTATCAGTCAGCAGCGCATCGTACGAACGCTGGGCATTGGTCAGAACTTGAAGCGATGGCTCTACACCATAATCAGACAGCATGCGAAGGATTAGCTGATAGCCAACTGCATGCTTATATTTGCGCGGCAGTCCAGAGTCATCGTCTGGTAACGGCTCCTCGCCATCCGCCGCGAACAAATAACCGACGTTACCAGGATTAATCATCCATTCAGCCATCATGTCTTCGAGGTCATGAATGGCATCCTCGACTGATTGAGGCTCCACATCAGTTAGAGTTGCGTTTGAAGCTACTGCGGGTTTTCTGAGAGCGAATAAGACGATCTCACCCTTTGTCAGAGTCGTTGCCATTGTCAGCCGCCTTGCGCCCACGTTTAACAACCGGCTTGATGTCGTCAACGGAAGCCACAAAGCCGAGCTTTTCGTAAATTGGGAAGTCTTTCTCTGCGATTACAGCCTGAACATGGCCAGCTTCGTTATCGGCAGCCATAAAGATGCTCATGCGATCCATTTCGCCTCCAAAAAATAAAGGGGCCGAAGCCCCTCTTGATTACGGATTGCCGAAGAACTGGCCGCCCATGTGTGGGTTGAAGCACACGTAGGCTGGCAGCAGGTCGAAACGCATTTTCTGCACGTTGGCGTCGCCGTCCGAGTATTTGTGTACTCGGATAGAGAAGCCTTCGTAAGTTGCTACTGCAGAGTCGATGCTGTTCAGTTTTGGCAGAGGAATGGTGCCCAGGCCGCAGAAGAACTTGTTGTAGAACAGGTTCGGCTTCATGGTCTGGCTTGCGGTACCGATTACAGTCACCGAGTCACCCGCTGCAACCTGACGGCTTACTGCGTTGTACTGTGAGTTGGTGGTGTCGTAAATCGGAACGCCGGACAGCGTAACTGTAACCGCGCCGCCTGCGGTGGAGTTTGCATCGGCCAGAACGGTTGCAGTGAAGCTGATAGGTGCAGAGCCGTTATAAAGCACTTGCTTGCTCTGCTGCTGCAGCCAGTAGGTGTTAGTGAACTTAATCTGGTCGCCAGCTTTCAGGAAGCCGGTTACAGATGCGGTTGCGCCGGTCAATGTCACCTGGAACTGGTAGGTGTCTTTCACCGCGTTATAGGTCACGGTCGGAGCGGTTTGCACTGTCAGCGTGCCACCGAATGCACCTTGCGTGCGGGATGCCAGGCCATTAGACATCAGCGCGCGAATTCCGCCGAAGTTAGTGGAGATCTGCGCGTTTTCCCAGGCCGTACGAACCAATTGGTCGGCAGCGTGCAGACCAGATTGCGCGTCGGCCAGGCGCTGTGCAGACCACGGATCCATTACCGCATAGTTCTCACCCTCAACCACACCCAAATCCTTCAGGAATGATGCGGTTTGAGCCACATCAGACCATTTGTTGATCGGGGTGTTGGGGCTGCCCAGAGCCAGTGCGCCGTTGTTCATCATGAACTTGGCCAGCTCAGTCTCCAGGTCAGTTACGATGCGCTGGCGAACCGGAGCCAGGATTTCTTCCAGCTGGTTCAGCTTGATAGCTTCTTCCAGTTGCTGATACTCGACGGCAACAGTGATGTAGTTGCCGACGCGGCCAGTTGCTTTGCCGGAGATCAGGTTGTTCTTCGATTGACCGGAAATGTCACCGGTAGGAGTGCGCAGCGATGAGAACTGATGGGGACGTTTGAAGCTTACGCTGTCGCCGGTATTGGAGTTGATTTCTCCAGCCAGCAATTGACGGTCTACGGTTTTTGCCAATACCAGGTCGGACATGAAACCAGGCAGGAATTTTTTCAGGACGATTTGACTGACGTTACTGTTTAAATCATTGGTAGCCATTTAGCTGTTCCTTATTCGATTTTAGCGCCGGGGCAGAGTTTGTTGAAATCATCTTGTTTCGCATCAGCGCCGCCACCACGAACCTCCGGCTCTGGCTTGATGGCTTTCTTAGGCTTCGGTGCCAACTTCACTTGCTGGCTAATCTGGCCTAAGAGGAATGCTGCGCGAATTGGGTCTGTCTCAGCGGCTACACGCTGGCGTAGTTGTTGGTTCTTGCCCAATGCATAAGCAACGAGCTCAGAACCTTCGTCGGCGGCATGAATCAGGATTTCCTGTTGAATAACCGGAATCTCCTGGCGAACGATATCTTCCATCTCGCGATAGTCTTTCACCGGAAGCTTTGCTGCTCGCTCCTGATGCTTCGTAAGGCGCTCTGTTAGTCGTTGCTGCAATTCCTGCTGCTGACGTTGCTGCTGTTGTTTAACCTGCTCAGCACGGCCTTTCTTCTCATGCCAATCAGTCATCGCCTGCTCAAACGCTTCTTCGTCGTACTCGCACGACTCAAGGGTCGGCTTTGGAGGAATAACGTCTGATTGTGGTTGCTGCGCCTCTGCTGGCTTGGATTGAATCTGCTCAAGCTGGCGGCGTAGCTCCCGATTTTCTTTCTGTGTTTCTTTAAAGCCCTTGCGAAGCTCCTTCACCCATTGAGGCGCTGGTTGCCCATCAATGTGATCGTCTTCTTCATGGTTGAGGCTAATTTCCTCATCACCGATTTGCAGTGAGTAATCATCTGGCTGCTCTTCGGGCTGCTCACTTTCGGCCTTTTTCTCTTTCTGCTCTGGTTCTTCCTGTGATTTCTCCTCAGGATTTCCCTTTGCTTCAGTGATTACTTCTTCGGCTTCTTCCTGTTTTTCAGACCGGTCAATAACCTGACCGTCGATGATCAGTTCGCTTTCCATTGATTACTCCTGGTTAACTCGGCATTGAGTCTGCCGGTGACTGTGGTGATGTGGGGATTCGTTCTTGCTGGGATTTAAGAAGGTCGTTCAGGAGCTGAATTGCATCCATAACCCCTTTCTTGTTGATGTTCTGTGCCTGAGAAAGCTTGTAGACAACGTTAGCCTGACTTTCCTGAGCATCCTGCTGAGCTGTGAACGCCTTAATGACGGTTTCACGCGTCGCGTTATCAGCCTTCTTGTTCTCTGCCTCGGCCGCAACCATTTGAGCCTGTGCCAGAACCATTTCAGGGTTAGGCTGACTCTGAGCTGCCATCTGCGCCTGCTGGACGATCTGCTGCTCTTCCTGATTTCGCGGCTTGGCGATACCAGAGGTGAGAAGCTGTTTGCGGTTGAACTCTTTGAAGTCTTCCAGCCCTTCTCCGTCCAGGTTATCCATGATGATTCCTTGGATAGCTGGTCGAAGCGGATCGGTTGGCAACATGGAGTTGAGAACGTTTGTCAGCACGGAAACCGTGGCATCACGTCTTGCCGTATAGCTTGGGCCGACATCAACGGTAACGTCATAGCGGCCGGTAGATAGGTCATTCAGCGCAACCACTCGGCCAGTTTGGCGATCAACAACCTGCGCATTCATCAGCGCAATATCATCGGTGCCGTCTTCGTTAACCACGCGAACTTCACGCTCTGAGCCGTAAACCTCTCGAGCCATAGACAGCCATACTTCACCGGCGCGCTTCAGGCTCTTGGCCATGTTGTCCAGGTAGATGAACGATGCCATGTCGGCGCGGTTCATCAGGTTGTTAACAGTTTCCTGAGCCACATTGCTCGGCATCTGTTGCATCGCCTGGCTGCCGCCGGTCACTTCCTGAATGTCAGCGCTGGTCTGCTGCAATAGCGCTGCCAATGCCTGGTTCATCACTGCTGGTTGCGTGTAACCTGCTGGCGTAGCTGCGGCGATGATATTACCTGCCTTATCCTTTACCTCGCGCAGAGGAAGGAACGCTGGCCGCTTCTTGTTACGCGCTTCCCAGTGTTTTTCTAGCCCTCTGATTTGCTCCATGCCGACGATAGGAATCTGGCCTGGGTCTTGTGCTGCAGTGTCGGCCAGCATCGAAACCTGCAGGTTGTAAAGTCGCTGTGGGTCCATCGCTTTGGCAATGTGACCTTCAACGCGCTCAATATCGTCGATGAACCAACGCTTGCCATATACCGGGATTAACGGAATATGCTCACCAGGTATGCGGCGCGGCTTCTCAAGGAAGTTCTGGCCGTCAACCACTGACACATAGACGCGACGACGCTTCACGGAGCGGCGTGCAACCACCACGAATCCAGCCTCGGCAAGCTCATCCTCGATATCTTCGATTTGATCGCTGTCGTAAGTAGCAATTTCCCCAGTCAGCGGCTGCTGGTAGCTGATAACATCAACCGATTCCTTGCGCACTTCGTAATACTTGGCGATGTAAACCACTTCCGGCTGAAACCAGTCATAGTTCCATAGTGAGGCCGTAGAAATATCGAGGGATGCGGGCGGAGTCTTGCCATATTCCGCCTCGTACTTTTCCGGAGAAAGCGAGTACATGCAGAACGCCCAAAGAGCATCTGACTTGTCGTATTTCTTCGCGTCAGGGTCAAACCATACTGAGCGAGATGGGTCGTATATCGGCTCAATGGCAATACGCTGGCGATCGTCCATTGGGTCGTATTCATTGACCAGCATCGATGTGAGGCGGAAGCAGCCAAAGCCACCGGTAGCTGCATCATCAAATGCGTTATCGCAAGCCTCGCCGCCATCTGTTTCTTCGTAGTCCGCGCGAAACAGTCCATTCAGCTTGTTGGCCAGCTCTTCGCTTGCCTCGCGATCGCCAGGGCGAAACTTCACCGTGATGCGGTTGTTCCGATACTCGGCAATGATGCGGTTAAGCTCAGTGGCCACCTTGTTGATTTCGAACTTCGGGTATTTCTCAAACTGGTCGTCAAGCTTGGTTCCCGCAGCTGTTGCTCCTTCCCATTGACCGCCAGGGACACGAGCAAATCGCGTAGCTTCGATGCACTTTTCGCGCACGTCTTGCTGCGGCGTATAGGCGCGGTCAAACCTGAGCATGACACGCTCATGTTTTTTCTCTAATGTCTCTGCCATGTTTACCAACCGGAGGATGAGGGAACGTAGACATCCTCTTCAACTGGAGGATTCTTTATGTCTGCATAACGAATTGCATAGCGACGCATCATGTAGGCGTAACGGACAGCATCAAGGATGTCGTCGCGTACCTTCACAATCTTTCCTTTCTCGTCGCGGTGATAGAAGTTGTACTCTTCGAAGAAATCACGGAGGCCAGAGAACACCCTGAATTTACCTCTGCGCATTAAGTCGTATAGTTCGAATAACCCGGGCTCTACAGATCTGCTTCCATCTTCCCATTGGGCATGTTCAGGAAGCATCTGGAATCCAGCCTCTTCATAATATGACTTCTGCTGAAGTCCAGAGCCCTTCTCCGTCTGAAGCCCATCTGGAGGCCATGCTATTGGCACGTTATCAGCCCAAGACTTCACTGCGCTGAACGCTTCTGCTGGAGAAACCTGACGCGCCTTGTATGCGCGCGTGAGATAGAATGATTCGTTCTCAATATCCCATGCCAACTGGACATGCGCCTGCGGGTGATCCCAACCAAAGTCCATGCCGTTGATGACTAGCCAGTGATCTGGGATAGGGAAAGGGTCGCACTTTACAAAATCTTCGCCGAGGTCATAGATTCGCCCATGCCCAAGCATTGGGATACCCTTGGTGCGCATATCCCTTTGATGCGGCGGGTACGACTCAAGCAGGTCTTTCTTCACTTTCTCGCTTAAGTGTGGCGCATCATCCCAGCCTACATTCATGCAGTGCTGACCAGATGACGGGCTATCCATGAAGGCTATAACCAAATCGGTTCGACCGTTCTCTGGGGTAAACGTCAGAATCCCACGCCCGCCATTACCTTTATCCCCAGTTGCTGTACGAGTAAGCACCTGCGGATAGATCGTCGCGTCTTTTGGCTCTTCGTCGATATGGAACCAGTCAACGGCATCCCCCATCAGAGCATGCTGGCCTTGTGAGTACGACCAGAATTGAATCTTTGATAGCTGACCTGATTTGTGCCTGATGTAAGCAGAGCGAACAGCATTAGGTGTACCCTGCATCGGCTCTGTATCGACAATCAATTCGCCGGGGATTAATCCGCCATCCCACCCATTGTCAGTGCGACGACCAAGGATAGGTGTCTGCAATAGGTCTCGGCATTTCTCACCAGAATACCCAAGACACCAGATTAACGGTGCATGTTCGAACCTGTGTCCATCCCACCCTTCAGGGTAATCACCCATTGCGTGGATAGCATCAATACCCGTGCCGGTATCCGTCTTGCCAGTACGGTTAGCAGCGATCAGTGCAACCTGGGTGAACTGAGATGTTGCGGCAATGAATTTCTTTTGCCAGGGGTAGCGAGATTTGTAGAAGCGCTTATAGCGATAGACATTCTCGCGGCGCTGTTTTTCTTCGATTAACTGGATTAGCTCAATCTTCTGGCTCTTCGTCATTCCGTTCAGCAGAGGCAGCTTGTCCATTCATTAGCTCCCTTATTCGCTTATCAATATCATCGTCTGAACGGTCAGCCATTGTGATCGTCTGGTCATGCTGGATTCTTTCACCATATTTCTTTGGCATGATCTTCGATAGATACCATTTGCGCGTATCTATGCGCAGCCTTGAACGCTGCACATGCTCGCCATTAAGTTGGTATCCGATCGCGTTGCCTTCCTTATCGAGCTTTTCCATCCAGTCGTTACTGCCATCATCAGCAATATCGAACAGCTCTTCGGCAATAGCCTCTGCGCCTTCCTCTTTCGCTCGCACGTATTGGGCGCGAAACTCAGGGATTCGGCTAATCCATCTCAGCACTGTTTGCTTGCATGGCATCCCATCATCACGACAGACGGAGCGAAGCGATTCGCCCTCCGCCAGTCTTAGGCAGATGCTTTCCGCTAACTCTTCTGTGTAATCTGATGGGCGACCGCCTTTGTTTATTTCATCGCCCATAAATCACCTTATGGTTTAGTGAATGCCTGAGCGTACTCAACCATACGGCCAGGGGTTAACTGGATAACGCTCATGTCACCCAATGGCAGGAAGCCAGCGGCGATCTTCGCGTTGCACTTAATGGTGAAGTCGGCGCGGTCAGAGCTAACCACGATGTCGTAGTCAGTTGCTGTAGTTCCGCCGGCGGCGACAACCTGGAAATATTCGGTCTTGGTCGGAGTGGCATGAGCGCCAACCAAGCCGCCTTGAGGGAAGCGTGATGCTGAGATATGCGATTTAACCACTGGAATCAGGTTTGCTACCGAACCGGCGGTTGCTGTCTGCATGGATGTGATTGCCATTACTTAGCCCCTTTCTTTGGTTTCTTCTTGCCTTTACCGGCTTTGCTCATAGCAATGGCGATAGCCTGGTCAGGCTTCTTTCCTGACTTTATTTCGTTAGCGATATTCTCGCTGATGACCTTTTTCGACTTACCTTTCTTCAGTGGCATCTCAAACTCCTGTCGGGAATAAATCCAAAGCCTCTGTGGCTTTTCTGATGGCTATCTCAGTACGAGATACAACGCCTGAATCGCTCGCCGCGTTCGAATAGCCATCACGGAATAGCTCGTACTTCAGTCTTTCTCCGCCGACAAAGGAGATTGCTTTTCCTGCTGCGGTGGTGTCACCCATAACAAGCCGAAGAAGCTCAAGGTTCATGGCTTGCACGTCAGTCATTCCTACAATATCCGCCATGATTGGCTCCAGTTGTTTGGTAAAAGCCATTATCGAAGCCACTCGGGAATGGCTTCTGTAATCGCTTAAATTGGCTGCTGAGGTTTAGAGCCGCATCCGCGGTTGATAACCTCTACCGTCTTGCCTTCAATGGTAGTGATATAGGCGTCTACGTCCGGGCCAATTTCGAAGCAAAATCTTTCATCCTCCCCAGTAACAGAGCCGATGGCATCATTACTGGTCAATGGAGAATATCTCTGGATGGTAAACCTATTGCCGAGAGCAATAACCTTAGTGCTTTCAGATGTGTGTTGTTTCAGTGCGTACATAGTGATTCCTTATTAATTTATGCGTAGATTTCGCAGCATTAGCCACACCTCTCGGAGTTGCCTCGCCACTTCCGTCTTTCCGGCTGCCAAGACGTGATCACCTCCTGCTAGGTAACACAGTCTTATTCCTCGTCGGGTGGAATTCTTCGCTTAATATTCTTGCTCGCTGGCGTTATTAACACTGTCTAGCAGTTGATTAACGATGTAGGCAGAGCGGCTTAGTCCACCTAGCAGAGAATGGTAATTGCCGAGCACATGACGCCCTTGCACTACCGAGCCGTCGTCGGTAATGGCGACCAGCACCAGCGTGCGCAGCGTTTCGGTATCTACCTTATCCAGAACATCGAGCAGGATGCGCCGGATTTTCTCTTTATCACGTTCGATGGCTGGGTCAGTCTCGCCGGGCTTAATCAGGTTAAGCTTGGTTACGTTGTCCATGCGTCCTCATTTAGCCAAGCAAACCTGATTGATGTAATCCTGCAATCCGGCGATCTGCTTGTTGGCTATTTCTATTCGCTCTCTGATGGTGAAATAATCCCGTTGAGCGGAGTCAGTAAGTCTGGGGCTGGCTGCATCATCCACGCCGGAGGGCTTGGCGGGTTGGCATGAGGCGGAGATGCGCAGCTTGCGAGCGCCAGTGGCAACATCACGCTGCAAATCAGCAATTTTGCTTTTCGCATCTTCAAGCTCCTGCGTTCTCTGCAGATCGATATCGGCTACTGCTTTCTGTGTTTTGTTCTGCCACTCGAGCTGGCCAGATAGCTGCTGCTTTTCTTTCTGCAGTGATTCTTTGTCATGGCGTAGTGCCTGGTTGCTAATAGCGAAGTAAGCCAGGAGTCCAAGCACTAATGAGATGATTGCTGCTTGCCAGTGCTTAAGCGGCCAAGTCATGACAGAAACAGCGAGCGTTCACGCTGCCTGCGCGGAAGGAGAATGTCCGGATCGTTGCCTGCTCGTTTCCATGCCAAGAACTGATCTGCAGCGCCAGCATAATCGCCAGCCTTAAGCTTGCGTAGCAGTGTCGAGCCGTTGAATGCTGCTGCGCCGATGTTGAACACCAGACTGCAAAGAGCGTCGTATTGATTCTGGTTCAGCGTGACATTCGCCGAGTTGATAGTTCGCTCAGTCCACTGCAGGTCAAAGCGAAGCAGGTCGGATGATTTCTCTTTCGAGATGGTCATACCCATTGCAACAGGCTTGCCATCAACCAGACCAGTATGACCGACGCCGATCGTGGGGATCCCGCGCGTGTCTTTGTATGCGGAGAGCTTTTCACCCTCTTGGCGCTTCAGGAAGTCGATACCGTTATTGCTGATTTTCATCACTAGCACCTACTCGCTTGCTGATAGCGCTGATGGCGATATTGCGGAGCTTTTCGACACCGATGAATCCAACCATGCCGCCAATGAAAGGAGACATGCTTACCGGCAATCCGAATACGTCCAGAGCACTGGAGATGCAAAGAGAAAGGGCGCCACATAGGACGCCCTCAATCCAGCGATTCTTTCGCTCTACACCATCGTAAATTAATCGGCCATAGCAAATTAACCCGGCCATCATTGAACCAAGAATTTGCGGCCATGCGTTTTTAAGGCCGTTCAGAACGTCGGCCCAGAATCCAGGGTCACGTTCATTCATTTGACGATCCTGCATACTCTAGCCCCTACACTCTCCCCGCCGAGCGAGTCAACGAATGCACGGTCGTTATCACAGAGAACGCGGAGAGCGCCGATTTGAGCGCCCCATGCATCCTTCTTCCACAGTTCAACAGTGGAGATAACTTCATCATCGGTCTTTGCGCTTGCGAGGCCATATGAAACGACAGATCGCGGGTACGCGTAGGCCGCCGAGTTAATCCTCGAATTAACCTCTGCAGCGAGATAAGAAAGGAGAATTAAGCCCAGCAACCAAGGAGACGAACTCACGAAACCAGCCCGGACGAGCTCAGGTAATTTGAGCATGGTGGGTTCCTTACATTGCTATGCTGTAGTCAAAGGTTCAGCCCGCAGCCGTAGACGATCAGCTACAAAGAGGATGCCATGGAGTGTGTCGCTGTTGGCTGGGGCTGAAATGCAAAAAGCCCCGCACGATGGCGAGGCTAAAATTGGTTCACCAAGGCGGATTTGAACCGCTCCTTCCTCCGGTTATGAGCCGGGCGCATTTACCTATTATGCTATTGGTGATTAGCAGGTTGTCATGGTGGCCGGTGCTGGTCTCCGGCATAACTACCGTTTCAATGAGTAGCTGTTGCACGCGCATCAGCCTGCGCATTCACCACAACGGAAAGAGCACTCGGATGCGCTACCATCACTCCAAATATTCTGGGACTATTTGGCGCTGAATGCTCTTACCTGTTGCGATCAAAAAAAGCCGCCGCAGCAACTTAAGAGTCACTAACGGCAGCTTATGCGTTTAATATTGCTCATTTGCTCAATTATGTCAACACGTTTTAAGCAACTCTTTTGATTTTCTCCACACGTTTACGAATTTTAAAGGCACGTTCGAGTGGGGCATGTAATACAAACAGGGATGCATTTAATATTTCATCCACTTCTCGCCTGCATGTAGCTAATGATGGCCTTGCTAGTCTTTCTCCACCACGCCGCATCATTTTGCGAGGGCTTGCGACTTTGTGATAGTAAGATGCGATTGAGTACTTCGATGAACCATGAGCGTAGTAGCTGAGCAGGATGCCAAAGGCCTTCTTGTCGATAAACATGACGGAATCTACGACCTGAGAAATCAACATTCCGTCATCGTCATTGCACATCGGCCTGCTTGGATTTTTGATTGGCTCTACGCTTTCCATGAACTTGGCGATCATGTTGCTCATGCGTCGCTCAAGTCGGCCGGAGTAAATCCATGCGCCCCACAGCTCAAGCCAGCCATTGACCCACTGGTGCTGCTCATCTGATAGCGATAGCTGCTTTACCGGCATATCTTCCCCCAGGTTTTTGCTGATTTGATGCTTTGGATATTTTGCTTTGAGGTGTGAAACTGCTCTGCGATTGTTTTGGTGCTGATGCCGATACCGATGAGCGTTCTTATTGATATGACATCATCCAGACTCAGGGATGATCGTTGCCTTGCCATCAGACTGCCTCCTGGAGTTTTTTCAGTTCCCGCAATTTCGCTCTGTAACGCGATCTAATCGCCTCTAGCTCTTCGCGGGTGTATCGGTGTGGGTTGTTGTTGTTTTCAAGCGTCATGACTCGATCAGCGCCGATTTTTGTGATGAGACTGATTCGGTATTGAGTGATTGCGCCGGAGTGATGGACGTTGCAGGATGCGCACTGCAGATGGCAGTTATCTTCGTTAAACCGGAGCTGACCGGCCGCCGCTGTCGTTCTGAAGTGACCCGCGTGATATTCCGTTGCCGTTGTACTGCCGCAGCTAATGCAGCCACTCCCCTCATCCCTGGCTCGTATGTAGTCATTGAAGGCTCGTTGCGTCATGGCTATCCAATGACTCAACGGCTTCGCGTCAGCCTTGCGCTTGTTCCACTCACGGCGTGCAGATGCCTCAGATTGCTTTTGCTTGCGCTCTGATTGCTGCTTTGCGTGTTGGATTGCACATGGAGTGCTACAGACGATTTGAAGGGAGTTTCGAGGAGTGAACTTTGTGGGGCATATTCTGCATTTCTTCGGCTTTGGCGGCTTGATGCCTTTAGCCATCACCTTCCTCCGCGTTTCCGATTACCTCATCAGCCTGACGGTCTATCTCGTCGTTGCACTGCTGGCAGATGTAGATTTCCCCAGCCTCTAGTGTTCTCCCGCAGCCATTAACGCATGCGATGTAGAACTTGAGAATTGGCGTATCTATTGCCATGCTTCACCTCGTTTTTTATCTTGAAATATGCACTTTCGAATCCTATCCATACGCACCAATACCTAAACCTTTCATGCATGAGCGGGTCACTCATCGCACGCACCTCATCAGCAGAAACAGAACAGCATTACCCGGCCATGCGAGGCTTAGTAGCAGCATCTTTGTGGTAGATAGGGTTGGCTCGTATTTACAGAAGAACTCGAAGCTACGGCCAGCGATGAAGCAGTAAGCGCTGGCCAATATGGCTATGATAAGCATTTATCCGCCTCCTTTATCATTAGGAAAACAATCATTGCCAGCCTTAAAGGTTGATAAGGATGCGTTTTCCAAGATTCGTAATTAACTTCAGATAGGGCTGAGTGCGCTTCCCATGAGATTCCGTCAAAGCAGATGCTGATGTAGTTAGCCTCGATTATTGGCCACGCATCTGATGGTCTGTTGCATGGGTCAAATGATGAAGATATTTTTTCTCCGTCGACCATAACCAGCTGCTGGCCGTTAACTGGGTCTCCTACTTTTTCTCCTAATGCTATCGCTACCAACTCGTTAATTTGCTGGTCACTCATTGCGCTATAATCGATCATGCCTATTACTCCTATAACTTGCTTAAGAATTTAATCCATCCCCAGAAAGCAATCCCGCCACCTACGAATCCGAACCCGGCGACCGTGCTGCACATGAAAATTACCATTAGTGTCTCAATAAACTTCTTCATGGCTTTCTCCGGGCGCGGCGACGCAGCCACATGCTGTCGGCTAAGGTCGCGGTGTAATTGAAGGTTGTGGTTAACTCTGGATTGGTGCGGGGCTTTCTGGTCTTGCGGTGGTCAGTCTTGAATATCAGGTTATCCATTATGATTTGCGTTGGACTTCGCTGTGTCATGCGGCTCTGTCTCCATATCGATTAGCCCACTCGATAGCGAGCCGGGATTCATCGCTGAACTTGACGCCATGCTCAGCACCAAACGCGTTTATCAGCTCGATTAGGTCGCGCATCTCGCCGACTGTCATCTTGCTTGTTGATTGCCCCAGAACGACAAAGCCGCCGTCTATGCCAGGAACCGTTTCTTGCTTCTTCAGTGCAGCGGTGAAAACACACTTCCAGCTCTCAGAGCCCATCTTTCGCCCATACCAAACGACCTGATCGCTGATGTCGCGCAGGGTTGCCCAGAGCTTGGCGTTCTGGTCTAGGCTTCTGGTTGGCTCTTGGATGGTTACTGCGAGGGGTTTGTCTGGATTTAGTGGTAGGCTGTCGATGAAGTTTTTCAGGTTCTGGCGTATCTGTTGGTTTCTTAGGTAGAAGGCCTGCTTAGCCATTTTTACCTCCTGTTCGGATCCTCAGCATCCTATCCTGCTCGATTAATTTTCCAATCATGGCTAAGACAAATGCTATTTTTTGATCGGCACCGGATGTTTCGTACCGCTGCATGAGTGTAAACTCAGGCCTATCTGCTGACCGCAAGGTCTTTTGAATTTCATTGGATAAAAAGGATGTATTCATGGGTGTGGTTACCTTGGAATCTTCTTGCCCGCATTGCTTAAGAGAACGAGCTACGCTTGAAGCAGTTTCCGAACATAGACAGAGCACAGCATCAAGATGTGCCGTCGTATTTATGTGCAAGAGCTGCGAGGATTTTACTACTGTCATCTTGGAGGTCTATGGATCTCATAGCCCTATGGCTAGCGCTAAGTTTAATGGCAGAAATTTGACAATATATACAGACCATATTCGCGCCATGCAGAATGGGTTTCCTTTTGTGAAAATGTATCCATCTGAGCTTTCGCATAACGCGCCAGATCACTCTCCAGATAGATGCGCCAAGTTTTTTATTGAAGCTAAAGAGAACTTGCAACGCGGGAATTACGAAACTTCCATAATGCTTTGTCGCAAGGTTATTGACATTGCCACTCGAGAGATACTTGGCGAGGATTCGAAGAAAGAGCAGCTATCCCAACGAATATCTATGCTTCATGGCAAAGGTAAAATCACGGAGCAGATGAAAGACTGGGCTCACATCGTTCGTATTGACTCCAACGGTGCCGTCCACTCTGACGAGGAATTTACCCAAGAAGAAGCTGAAGAGATGATCGGCTTCACTGAAGTGTTCTTGATCTACTCATTCACTCTTCCTGAGATGGTGAGGGCGAAGCAACACAAGCCTGAAGAGTGATTAATGGGCTGGCGTGAGCTGGCCTTTTCTTTGCGTGGCTTATCCATGGTTATCTCCTTTGCCATAACTGCCGTACCACCAACCGTCATCGCCCAGAGTGAGATAAATTCTTTCGTTTCCAACTTCATCGAAAACAAGTGATGAGCAAGAGAAAGTGCCAACTTTCTTGGCCACGCAATACCCTTCAGGATGCTCCGAGATTCTTAGTTTTTTACTCTCGTAATCGATTTCAATATCTACCGATTTTCCATGCAGCTGCACCGATTTGTTAAAACAGCCTCCAGTAGAACCAGATGCGTTTTTCCTAAATTTCACAAACGGGGAATTCGTTTTTCGTGGCTTGTGTTTGTTAAGTAATGATACAAATGTCATTAGTTATCTCCTTTGCTTGGCAGGTCAGCGCCAGCCAGATGCTTCTTTGGTTTGTTGTTCGTTCTGCGCATAGCGTATCGCGGCTTCTTCCTGGTCGATGTTGACGAAGTGACCATTCTTCCAGCCCATATAAAACGTCTTTGGTTGGCCGGAGCGATATTTCCCGATGATGATTTCAGCAATGCCTTTCATGTTGCTGTGCTCATCGTAAACTTCGTCGCGGTACGGGAAGATAATCACGTCTGCATCCTGCTCAATTGAGCTTGAGTCCTTCAGGTCTGCCATGCTTGGTCGTTTGTCTGCCCGGTTTTCAGGGCCGCGGTTAAGCTGCGCCAGGAGAATTACAGGCACCTTGCTGCGTAGACAGAACTGCTTCAGCTTGCGCGTCATTTCCCCGATGGCAATGTCGTTACGCTCTGCTTTTGGTTTTGTGATAAGTCCGAGATAATCGATGGCGAGGAAGCTTAACCCGCCGTCCATGTTCATCCGCTCTGCATGGGCAATGGCCGCGTCAACGGTGAAAGCACCGTCGATGACATAGTTGTTTTCGTCCATTAGCGTGCCGGTAGCGCCGGTGAGCTTCGTGTATTGCTCTTGAATCATGTTCAGCGGATTGCGTAGCGTGCTGATAGATAATCCTGCGCGATCCGCGACATGACGCTCTACCACCTGCATGTCAGACATCTCCATCGACACCAGCAAGCCCTTACCCTTCTGCCGACCAATCGAGTTAGCAATGTTGATTGCCAGCTCCGTCTTGCCCATGCCAGGGCGGCCTGCGATGATGATTAAGTCTGTGCGGTCGAATCCGCCATACTCATCATCCAGCGGGTCGATTCCCGTTTTCAGGTACATCCCGGAATCAGCGCCCTGCATTCGCTTTTCTAGCACGTCCATGTAGTCAGGCAGCAAATCACCGATGCGGCGAGGAAGCTTGTCATTGGTCTCGAATTGCACCTTTGACAGAACGCTAGCCACTTCTGCAGTTCGCTCGTTGATATCATGAGCGCCGACGCTTTGCAGGATTGAGATTGCTTGCTGCAGGTCGCTAATGCCTTTGCGGATCATCCAGCATTGACGGACACGTTTTGCCCAGGCCCTGATGTTAGCTGCAGACTTGCATCGCGCAGCCACGCTCAACACTAAGTCCTTGCTTGAATCGGAAAGGCTATCTTGAACGGTGAACTGGTCGATTGGTTCGGCCTGATTCAGGAGGGTGACGATTACTTGATACATCTGGCGTAGGTGGAAATTTTCAAAGGCTTCTGCAGGTAACTTCCCGGCGACTTCCCGGCAGTCGATATGGTCGCCCTTGATCATCATCGAGCCGACCAACTGCTCTTCAAACTCGTAGCTTTCCATCAGTCCTCCCGGGAAAGAATTTCGTCAATCTTCTCTTGGCGAAGTGCGGTCTCAATGCCGTATCGCTTGCCTTCAGGATTATCGCCGCAAGCCCATTTCGTTGGCGTGTAGCCATGAGCTAGATAGCCATTCAGGAACGTGTTGATCTCTGTTGGCTGGCTGCCAATCTCCTTGCACTGCTTCAGGTAGGACTGCCAGAGGCGCTTCAATCCGCTCTCGACTGTGGTCGATATATTGCGAATTTTGGGGAGCCCATGTTTATCGGCTTTGCAGTTCCAGGTGTCGCGCAGTCTTTCACGATCGAAAGCTGGCATAGCAGAGCGAGGATTTGTTCCCTTGGCTCGCGGATTGGTTCCCTTCTGTCGTGGGGTTAATTTCTCTTCCGACGACAATCCCACTGCGTGGGTTTGGGTAATGTTTCTTTCTTTCTTTTGAATAGTTTCTTTTGTGTTTAGCTGAGTTGGCGAATGCTCGTTAGCTGACTTGGCTAAACTTTTATTAGCCGTTTTAGCTAATGTTTCGCTGACTTGGCTAATGTCGCAATTCCAGTCAGAAACTACCTTGTTTATCCCGATTTGCGTTCCGCTGGTTACGATGATGTTCATCATGATCATCTCGTTTTTTGCGGTGCAAACATGGGTGTGATGGATGCCTGTCAAGCTGGCAATTTGTGTGTTTGTGATCCGGTCTGTTTTCTTTCCGAATCCATAGGTCTTGCGGATAATCGCAAACGCAATCTTGAGCTGGCGAGCGGTTAAATTCGCTCTCAGGATGGCCTCTAGCAGCTCGTTAGCTATGCGGGTATACCCATCATCGGTATCGGCCACGCGTTGCTCCATGACCTCTTGATGAGGTTTACGGTAGTCGGATAATTTTCTAACGACGCCCATTCTTCTTCACCCCTGCCAATGCAATCCGATATTCACCAATGAACCGAGCAGCAAAGCTCCGATTATTGGCGGCTGCAACAACGATTCCTTCCGATGAATCAGGATGCCGTCGTTCCTCTTCTGTCTTGTAAATTCGGCGATTTTTTGCCATAATTTCCTCCAGTGGTTATCTCCAAACATCACTATCACGCCTCGAAAGCTGCAACTTCCGGGGCGTTTTCTTTTGGTGACAGATATCCAGCCAGTCGCTTAGCCAACTCCGCCATTTCTTCGTCTTCCATACCCCACTCCAGAACGGCCAATAACATCGCCATGCGAGGGATAAGAGACTCTTTCCAGCGTGTGATTTGAGATGGGTTAACACCTACTGCAGCTGCAATACTTGTGACGCCTTTCAGCGCTATCTTGTTGAGCAATGAGCTTTCAATGCGACGGGCGTCATTGCGTGTTTTTGCAGTGTCCATACGTAATACTTCCTTTGTTGATAAATGATTAATCACGACTAAGCTCGGCTTAGTCTTCAAATGCTCCACACTGGCGGAGCTGGTCAGGGATGTTAAAGAGCGGTGATGCTTATGCAGCTTCTACAGGTCTTGGGAAAAGCTGCGGTAAATCTGGGCGGATCTCGTAGGCCTTAACTTCACCCTTGGTGGCCGTAACGATCGCCGTTACGTTCTCAGGAGAAACACGCTTTTTGTTATGTAACCAGCACCATACATTCGGCTGACTTACTCCAACGGAGTCTGCGAGTTTTTTCTGACTACCAAGTAATGAGATGGCCTTGTTGATAGCTTCATTGACCATGTTTTATATCCTTGGGTTTACTCACCAAGAATAATAACCATGAGTCTAACAAAATGCAATACCCAAGGATATTTGACGATGGATAACCGTGGTTATATGTTCGAGCGCATGAACATAGATACCCTTTCAGAACGATTAAAACTGGCAATGGAGGAAGGTGGCTTTACGCAAGCTTCGCTTGCAGAGGCTGCTGGAATCGCTCAGCCTAGTGTTTGGAAAATCGTCACAGGCAAAACTAAAACATCATCCAGAGTTGTTGAGCTGGCTACGGCTTTAGGCGTTCGCCCTGAGTGGCTAGCTAACGGTATAGGCCCAATGCGGGATGGTAAGTCTTCGGCAAGCGATGGGCAGGATATCGATCCGACAACCAAGCTTCCTGGTGTGTTTGTTGTTCCCTTCTTTGAAGGAGAGCAAAAGACCAACAATGTCGCGATAGTCCCTGACAGCATTAAATCGAAAAACTGCCGGGCCTACAGGCTTAGCCATGACACTGGATTCCCAGAGATGCCTAAGTCTTCGGTAATCGTGATAGATACCGATGAAAAGCCCGGCAACAACGATTTTGTTTACGCAACTACTGGTAATTCTCAAGCGGTATACCGGTACATGCTGGGAGATAACGACGGATACTTAGTCCCAAGCAACGATAGGCTTCCTGTCATTCCTATCGGAGACAAGGCCAAAATCATTGGCGTCGTTGTATACATATCAAGAACCATTAAACGGTAAATCTCGAACTTCCTCCCATGGCTTCGTGTTTCAAACGGAGCCTGCTCATACCTCCCAGGCCCCAATCTGATGAAAGTCGCAATCATGCGACACCTCACATTAATCATCTGTTATAGATATATTTTTTACATATCACTGTATATATTCACAGTAAATATACTCTATACCTCGCGAAGAAAAGATCAACCTTCCATACAAAACTTTTAGCTAAACGCTAAATCATTACCAAAGTGATTTTATTTTCTCATGGATATCATGATTTTATACCCATTTTGCAATTTATTATACCCAAGGGCATTGACCGTAAATAACCATGGGTATAATATTCATCTCAACAGCAGGACGCTGACCAGCCAAACGGAAGATTGGCACCGCTCTTTAACAATCATGGGAATTTCTCCTGCCAGTGTAGGAGACCAAAGCGAAGTGGCTTTGGGGTGTGGTGAATGCTCAGGCTGATGAGCGCTGAAGTGCACAGGTGTTGCAGGCAGCGATGATGCTGTAACTGTTTCAAGCCGGGGATCAGCACCGGCCACCACACCACCAAAGCCACTTTTCAAGGCGAGCAGCCGCCAAACTTAGCGCTGCGAATAGCAACAGGAGGACTTATGTAAATGCATAACTTTAAAAACGAGAACTGATTTAAATGATCCGGCGCGGCCACTGACCTTCGGGTGCCAAGGTGGCCTTTCTAGCCCCTCTTTATGAGGGGCAGAAATGAATTCGAGATGCCAAATATCTCAAATTCTTTTCTAGCGGAGTAAGTGTCATGACAACAATCATCGTTAAGCCAGCGAAAGAAAACAGCAAGACACGTCGCTATCGCCAGCGTGGTGAAGTGATGGCAAAACGCCGCGAAGATGCGGATACAGCGAAGAAGTTAAGCAAAGCCTGGGCGAAGCTAACCCGAGTTGAGTTACCGGCACAGAAGCCTGTTTACAGCGGATCATGCTGCTTGCCAGAGGTGGCGATGTTCGCAGCTGGGCATCGCAAATCAAACAAAATCACAGCGCGTTAACAGCAGAGGGTTACACGATGATTTACGAGGTAGTCGAGAACGGGCCAGACTCCACAGATTACGTCGTCGCCACTTTTCGAGATACGCCGCGTAAGGATTACGACTCGTTTTACCGTTCAGCGGAAGACCGAGCTAATACAGTGGCTGCAAACATGACAGAAAATAATGCTTATCTCGGCTACGGGTACACCGTCCGCCGGGTTGCTGATTAACACCCACCGCGCCCTACAGGGCGCACTGAACACAGCCGCCTAGCGGCTTTTTTTACGCCTAAAAGTCGAGGTAAGCATGAACTTCAGAGGAAAGGTTTGGTTTTGGATGTTGGTTTCATGCGCCCTATTCTGGTGTGGCGTGGTTATTGGATTGATGAGGGTTATGTGATGCGAATAACCATGACGATTGAATCGCGAGATGAACTTGAAGCGGCGATGGCGGCATTGCGCCACTTCATCAAAGAAAAGCGAGTTGGCGACGGAACGTCTGATTCGTGGGGCATCGGAATCGCAGACTCCAGATACTTCTGTGTTGAATTAAAGAAGAACGGAAATTACAGCGTCAAGCAATCAAGCTGACCATCACAAAGCTCATTTCACAGTGGGCTTGATGATGTATCAGTAAGAAGACATAACCCCTCTTATCATCACTTAGGCCGCCATTGTGCGGCCATTTTTTTACCCATCGCTAAGCCAATTTACGAGTTGGTTCAGCAATGAATACCTATCAATCAACAGGAGCATCACCATGCAATATGCCGTTGCAGGGTGGCCTATTGCTGGCTGCCATAACGAAACATTACTCGAAATCATCACCCGCCGTATGCGCTGCATTGGCCGGTGGTTGAAAGACACACTTAATCAGCGGGGTGAGCCCTAATGGATATGACCAGAACACTGCAGCTTCTCGCTCTCCTAGCCAAGGAGAGGAACGACAACACCCTATTCCAGCTTGCTAACTCTCTTTTCTATCGGGGGATGAAATGAAAATGACATTCGTATGCACCGAGTATCACGCCAAGGCCGGGCAGCGACAAGGTGAGGTTCGCATTGAGGCGGACGGCGTCGCTTTGTTCGGTCATGTCGATGAGAAGCAGATCATGAGCCAACTCGACCTCAAACCTGTGTTCGAGTGGCTTGCAGAGAATGGATATACGGTCACAGAAAATAAGGCGGTTGCATGATCAGCGTAGTGCTTGATAGCGATGAGAAATTTATCTCTCACATGACGTCAGAACTGGAGAGGCAGCTCACCGAATCACAGGTGCAGACAGACACTCGCTGGAATGGCTCGGATCGCCAAAGCCCATCCGTTACTTGGGATGAATTCGCAGGAAACTTTAGCTAAGAGGCAATTATGAAATTTGAAAAAGCCATGAGAAAGAAAGCCAAGCTACGGCTGGCACTTACCGGGCCAAGTGGTTCAGGGAAGACATATAGCGCGCTTCTTGTTGCCAAAGGGATTGGCGGAAAGATTGCCGTGCTCGATACCGAGAAAGGAAGCGCTTCACTCTACTCTGACGTTGCTGATTTTGACGTTCTTGAGCTGGAGCCGCCTTTTGCGCCGGAGCGCTTCATAGAAGCGATTAACGCAGCTGAGCGGGCCGGGTATGACACGTTGGTTCTCGACAGCATCACGCATGAATGGAGTGGTGTAGGTGGATGCCTGGAACTGGTAGACACAATCGCCAAAGCGAAGTTTCGCGGAAACTCCTGGTCAGCATGGAGTGAGATAAACCCACGCCATCGCCTATTCCTTGATGCAATTCTGCGCTCTCCAATGCACATCATCGCCACCATGCGCAGCAAGACAGAAACGGCTCAGGTAGAAGAGAACGGCCGGAAAAAGGTCGCGAAGCTTGGCATGAAGTCAGAACAGCGAGATGGGGTCGAGTACGAATTCACAACCGTCCTAGATATAGGTCATGAAACGCATCATGCGATCGCCAGTAAAGACAGGACGAAGCTATTCAGCAATTCCGACCCAGTAGTTCTAAGTGAACAGACAGGAAAACAGCTCCTTAGCTGGCTTGAGTCAGGCGCCAACCCAGCGGAAGAGTCGCTGAAGGCATTCACGCAGTCCGCAGCGAAAGCCGGAAATATTGATGAGCTGAAGGCTTTATTTGAAGAGGCATGGCGCACGCTGCGCGGGACAGAATATCAGGCAAAAGCCAAAGAAATATATGACATCCGCAAGGCGGAAATTGAGCAGAATAGTGAGGCAGCATAATGGCAAGTCGCGGCGTTAACAAAATGATTTTACTTGGCAACCTTGGGAAAGATCCAGAGGTTCGCTACACGCAAAATGGTGGCGCTATCGCCAACCTGACGATTGCCACCTCTGAATCGTGGCGTGATAAACAATCTGGAGAGCAAATGGAAAAGACTGAATGGCACCGCGTGGTGCTGTTCGGAAAGCTGGCTGAAGTTGCCGGTGAGTATCTTCGAAAAGGCTCGCAGGTTTATATCGAAGGCAAACTGACAACACGCAAGTGGGCAGATCAGGCTGGCGTTGAGCGCTATACGACAGAGATTCATGTCAATGTCGGCGGCGTGATGCAGATGATCGGCAGCAAGCAAGAAGCCTCGCAATCCGGAAATCAGCAGTCATCACCTAAGCAGCAAAATAAACCTCAACCATCGAATGAGCCACCTATGGACTTCGACGACGATATCCCATTCTAGGCAACTCCAAAGCCGCAGGTAACCAATCATGAAAGATCAATACGCGGAAATAGTCGCGGGATGCCTTACGGCTTTTGATGCCCTAAAGCGCGGAGAAAATCACGAACGCGCCAATAAGATGATGACCAATACAGCCGCGAAAAACGCGGCTTTTTTATTGCCTGAACTTCGACCGGTAATTAACAAACCTCGGACGGAGAAAGCAGCAAAAGCAACGCAAATGGTTCGCATCGTCGGCACCTGCTGGGAGTTTCCAGACGGCCAGAGAATTCCTGATTTTTGGAAGGCTGACCAGAAGGCTAAGGCACTCGGAATGTCGCTTGAAAGCAGCCAGAAATGGCGATTTAGCGAAACTGAATAGGAAGCATCATGTTCGGATTATTTCTTCTCATCTGCTCAGCAGGTGCGGATTCGTGCAGCTATGAATCAGCTGGGTATGTCTACCCGGATTACCAGAACTGCTCAGCCGACATCGCCGCGCAAAAACTCCCATCTTCTTACGAATGCCTGCCAGTTGATGCTGTGGTGCGGGCTAAGGATGACCTATGAACAATCAGCAAGAGTCAAAAAATATAAAGCTTAATAATTCAGACTTTACTTTTCTCGCCGATCAAAAGTCATGGTTAAAAATCCCAGCAGATGGAAGCCCGTTAACGTTCACCGGAAACGCAGATGAGGCGGCGAAGGAGTTTTTCAACGCCCTGATTCGAGTGCGTGACGGCTATATCTCAGCATTGAAGGCTGAGCGCGATGCGCAGCAGAAACGAGCCGATGCGCTGGCTGTTGAGCGCGATGCCGCACGAAATGCGCTGGCCTCAATATACAAGACCGTGACCGGAGAGCTTCCAGAGTGGAGCAACTGGCACGCATACCTTGACGACATTGTTGAAGAGGTAGGCACTGCTATTGCAGCTAATCAAACCACTGATGCGCTGGCTGTGGAGAATCAGGCGCTGAAGGATTCGAACAGAAAATTGATAAACGAGCAACAGGCGTCATGGCCTATTGGTTTGCTTGATTCATTTATTGCTGAACATGACCTGCAAACCCCGGCCACTGACGCAGCACTTGCAGCTATCCAGGCGCAGGGAGTGGAGAAGTTTGCCGACTTCCTTGATTCGCCGATCGACGGGCAGCACTGCTATCAGCATGAAGTTGGCCTGGCGCGTCACTTCGCCAGCACGCTCCGGGAGGCCAAATGAAAGAGCGCCCAGTGATTTTCAACGGCGAGATGGTTCGCGCCATTCTCGACGGCCGCAAGACCCAGACGCGGCGGGTTATTGCCAATGTCAGCCTCGATAACTGCATTCCACTGCAGAAGCCTACCAAAACCAAAGACGGGATTTACACGCATGTCATGGATGCGCCGGGAAATGGTTTATGCCCATTCGGCCAGATAGGCGATCGGCTGTGGGTACGCGAAACATTCGCCATTCTCGGCAACGAAGACGGCTGTCCTATAGATTGGGACGGAAACCTGATTAAGGGCGACGAGAAGCATGCGGCGCGGATTTATAAGGCGTCGTGCTGGCAAGAGCCGGGAAACTACGGACTGTGGTCGATACCTGATCGAGACACCCAATACGAAGGCGCATGGCGCCCATCAATCCACATGCCGCGCTGGGCATCCCGCATCACGCTGGAAATCACCGCCGTGCGTGTTGAGCGCCTGAACGATATCAGCGAAGAGGACGCCAAGGCTGAAGGCGTTCGAGCGCTAGAAAACAACTTCGGCAATGGCCCCGCCTACTGCGATTACTTGCTGCCTAATTTGGATGACGCTGCTGAGTGGTACAACCGCGCGAGCGACAGCTTCAAAAGCCTGTGGAAGTCCATCTACGGCGCAGAAAGCTGGCGCGCCAATCCATGGGTGTGGGTAATTGAATTCAAGCAGGTCAGCGAGGAGTCCCAGCATGGCTAAGCGTAAGAGCAACAGAGCGGCGCGTCGGTTGTTGGCGCGGCACAAATGCCCGAACTCATTCCGCATCAGTAATCGTCGATGGATGGAATTTAGCAGTAACTACCCATTCATATTTGAACGCGCAAAGCCATCCCGTAGCCAGCGGCGCGCAAAACGCATCGTCGAAGAGGCGCGAATCGAGCGGCACTTCTGGGTGAATGTTAATGCGGGCATGAGCGATGCAGAGGCCTATACCGCAGCAGTCAAAACGGTTAAGGGCGAGGCCCAGGAGAAAGCATTATGAGCACGCTGGTGAAAATACTCATCAATGATGACGGCGAAAAAACGCCTCTCGGAGAGAGATTCTGGCACCTGTCGATAGAACGATCAGGCGATCCAATGCTGTTGTGCTCCGGTGAATTTTATTCATTTGGCTGCTGCACAAACGTTGTCGCCAAGACAAAGGTTGTAGAGCGCGGAGGAATAACCTGCCCGCTTTGCCTGAAATACATCAGAGAAATTAAGGCGGTGAAGCTGTGATGGACAATAAGCTGAGCGAACTGAAACGTCGGGCTGAGAAATGCCCCATCAGGCGATTTAAGGCATTCATCGGCAAAGCCAATACGCAAGCAACTCTGTGCGCCGATACAGGCATCGAAATTATTGGCTGGAGTGGGTTCGATGCATCTGATCTGAATGCCAAAAGCCACCGAGTGGAATTGGCCCGTTTTATTGCAGCGGCTGACCCAGAAACTATTCTCGCCCTGCTGGCAGAGCTGGAAGCGAAGGATGAGCGAATTGGCGAACTGGAGGTAATTGCCACCGAGTACGCCGGTAAATTTCAGAAGGCGCAGGATGCGAACAAGCATCTGATTATCATGAGCAACGATGACAAGAAGCGCATCGCCGAGCTGGAAGCCCACAACGAGTGTCTGCTCAAGAAGAATGCAGACTTGACGCAGCAGAATATCAAGCTGGGTGAGCGGCTGGCTACGCCGGTGCGGTTGCCGAACAAGAACGATGACGAGTTTTGGTTCGATAACGTGTTTCAGGTGGCGAAGTTCGACCGTGCAGTTGAACGGGCTATCCGCGCCGCTGGCTTCACCGTTGAGGGGGATGAGTAGTATGACCTTCGAAGATTGGTTCAAGCAATTAACTGAAATCGCCACGGAAAAGGGATTTCTAAATGCGGGCAATCCAGCCAACTGGCAGGAAGAGTTCTCTAACTGACTCACGCCGCAACAGGTGTGGGATGGTAGCTGGGATTTAGAGTAAGGGGGATGCATGACACTAACGACCACTGAAGAGCTGAAGCATTTGGCTTCCAGCGACAACACCAACGAACTGACGCGTAGACTAGCCAGGGAGTGCTTGGCTAACCGGGAGGCGCAGCCTGTGGCACTGGTTGACCGTCGCCCAGCTGCAAGAGGAGGCATCTGTTGGCAACACGGCAGCAAAGACCTGCCACATGGAACCGAGCTGTTCACCGCCCCGCCAGCGCCAGCCAACGCGCAAGCTGTAGCCTGGGAAATGCGCTACTGGAACAGCGGCCACAACTGCTGGCACGACTGGGAGCGCATCACAGCAGAACAGCACGCAGAGATGAGCGCAGAACACGCGGCGGACAACGATTACGAGTTCCGCGTTTTGTATGCAGCCCCGCCAGCGCCAGCAGTGCAGGAGTGCTTCCTAAATGCAGTAGCAGCGCTTGAATCTCTGTACCGAAACGGCCAGAAGCAAAACTGGAATGAACGCTACACGGCAGACATGGCATATGCCTCAGGTGTTCTTAACGCCTGCCGCGCCGCAATGCTGGCAGCAGCGCAGGAGGGTGGGAATTGACTCACAGACAACCATAATTATACTGTATGTATGAACAGTTCTTTTATGGTGTGAGTTATGACTACGAAAAACGACAGCGGCTATCAGGTCGTTTACCGCGGCGAAACGCTAGAGCATCCAAAAGAAGGCGGTTGGGTGTTCTTTCAGAGGTTGAAGGAGTACGGCGGCGGGTACTGGCTAGGACGCACCTATCACGATCGCTTCGTTCTGGAGTATGATCGGCCCACTTCACTACATGACGGAATCAAATTTATCCTCGAGATGCGAGCTGCAGAGCTAAACTTTGCAACGTTCGATGATGACTTTGAGCTGATATAGGATTGGGCGATGTCATACAACATAGCGGATAAATCACCGGAAGAGCGCGAGAAGGTTAACGTGGATTTGGCTGCTTCAGGCGTAGCTTACAAAGAGCGTATGAATATGCCGATTGTTCCTGCGCAAGTTGAAGAAGAGCAGCCAGCGCATCTGCGTGAATACTTCCGCGAACGACTTCAGCATTACCGTGGCCAGAGTCACAAATTCCCTGGGCCGAACGACCCACGCTATCAGCAGATGGCCGAGGCTAACGGCAAGAAGTGATCGTAAAGGAGGATTGCAATGGAAGTTGATTTTTAGTGTTTGGTCATGGCCATGATGGAGCATTAAGAGAGGCGGAGTACAATGGAGAAGGCCATGTATCGTTGATGGCAGCAGTAAAGGCGCAAGCTATTGTCCATGGTGAAAAAATCATTCCTCAGCCGCTAAGAAGAGAGATCTTCAAAGTTGTAGAGCACAGATCAGAAATTGACCATTCAACATATCTATTGGCTGTTGCTGAAGGATATATACCGCAAAATATTGATGTAAAAATTCTTCATCTTCGTCCGAGAGCAAAACCTCAAGATATTTAAATCAACAGACCCGCTACGGCGGGTTTTTTATTGCCCCATCTCCAAGCGGAGTAACCACTATGGACACTATCAGCGTCAGGATTCCACGCGCCTATTTCACTGACGGGCGCGTTAGCACGGATGCATTGCAGCAGAAACTTCATCAAGCACTGTGGGAGCGTACCGGCGTGATGCCTGCTCCTGTTCGAGTATTCCTGCATGAAGGGCAAGCAATCATGGCATCCGGCTGTGGCGCTGATGATGTCGAGAACATTTTAGGATTAGGAGTTAAACATGGCTGACATCATCGACAACGCACAAGAGCAAGAAGAACTGATTATCCTCGCCGCCTTATCCAACCGGCCCAAACCGTCAATGGTGTTTACTGGCCGCTGTTATTGGTGCGGAGAGACCATCAGCAAAGGTAATTTCTGCCTTGGCGATAGCTGCGCTGAAGACTACGAACGACGGATAAAAGCAGACAGGCAACGAGGTGTCGCATGAGAACAAAACAAATCGCCCTGCTCATCTTTGATGGCCGCATGATCACCATCTATCTCGGCGCAGCTGATGATGAAGAGTATGCCGGTAAGATGGCGATTCTTGAGCAGATCGTTAAGCCAGGCGTGAAGTTGATCGCCGAGCAATCAACGCTCGTTTCACACACTCCGGCAAACATCACAATCCAGTAGGTGCCAATGGACAAATACAGCCTTTCACGCAGTGAGGCCTGTAATTTCCTTGGCATCTCAGCCCCCACACTGACAAGCTGGATACGCTCTGGAAGACTGCAGGCAACAAGAAAAGACCCATCAAAAAACAAATCCCCCTATCTAATAACTCGCCAAGCCTGTATTGCCGCGCTTAACAATCCGATCCACACTGTTCCAGTGAGCGCGGATGATGCACATGAGGAGAAAGCAGCATGTCATTATTCCGCCGAGGGGAAACCTGGTACGGGAGTTACACGTCGCCAAGCGGCAAAAGAATTAAGGAGTCGCTTGGGACTAAGGACAGACGCCAAGCGCAGGAGTTGCACGACCGCAGAAAAGCTGAGCTTTGGAGAATAGACCGACTTGGAGATTTCCCTGAGGTCACATTTGAAGAGGCATGCTTACGTTGGCTGGAAGAAAAGGCGCACAAGAAATCACTCGATGCAGACAAGGGACGGATTGGATTCTGGCTCATTCATTTTGAAGGGGTATTGCTGAAGGATATAACAGAGGCAAAGATTTACACAGCAGTCAGCAGGATGACGAACAGGAAGGCAGAAGAACGTTGGGCGTTAAGAGCAGAAGCTCTTGCCAAGAAAGGAGTTGAAATAGAACCACGGAAGGCCGAGCCTGTCTCAACATCAACCAAAGCCAAGCATCTGGCGCTCATGAAGGCGCTGATGCGTGCTGCAGAGCGAGATTGGAAGTGGATTGAGAAGTCTCCGGTGATCAAGGTTCCACAGGAAAGAAACAAGCGCGTCAGATGGCTTGAGCCAGCTCAGGCGCAGCGACTTATTGATGAGTGTCCTGAGCCGCTTAAATCCACCGTGGAATTCGCTCTGACTACTGGCCTTCGCCGGTCGAACATCATCGAGCTTGCGTGGTCTCAGATCGACATGCAAAGGAAGGTGGCTTGGATTTATCCCGAGGATAGCAAATCAGGACGGGCAATTGGCGTCGCTCTCAACGACACCGCTTGCGCCGTTCTGCGGAAGCAAATAGGAAATCATCATCGATGGGTGTTCGTTCACAAAGGCCCGGTGAGGAAGATGCGAGTCGATTCTAACACTGCGTGGCGCGCTGCGTTAAGACGAGCTGGCATTGATGATTTCCGTTTCCATGACTTGCGACACACCTGGGCGAGCTGGCTGATACAGTCTGGGGTTCCACTTTCTGCACTTCAGGAAATGGGAGGATGGGAGAGCATAGAAATGGTACAGAGATACGCTCACCTTGCACCTAACCATCTAACTGAGCATGCGAGGCAAATTGATGCGATTTTCGGAGGGTTAGTCCCAAATCTGTCCCATGATGAAATTGAGAAGACGGGATGA